GTGTTGTCATAGCTCGTGATATAGCCTGAATAAAGATAATAGCGGTCAACTCCGCCACCGTCGTCATAATCTGCCCAAACGCGAATCTTACGAAGAGGCAAGAGTTTGCCGTAATAAGGCGATGAAACATTCTGTGGATTCCAGTCGCCGTTTTGATCCTCAAGAACAACCGTTGCCGTTCCTGCCTCAAATGAGTTCAGGATTCGATTGCGACCGCGACGGATAGAAACGCGCAGGGCAATGTTGCTCACATCTACAACATCGGCAGGAGCATCGGCCAAGATACCTATGCCAAGCGGAGTCGAAGGGTCATCAAGAACAAGTGGGTTTCCAAAAGCCGGCCCATTAGCGAAATCAATGCTGACTCCAAGAACAGGAGTTGCCATCATAGACCGCCGACGAAGAGGATTGGCTTACCGCTTTGTTGCTCTAGCAAGATGCGCTGACGAATAGCATCTGCCAAATCTTTCTCAGTCTGCACATTGCCTTGAACGGTGACATTGACTGTCATTCCGGCGTTTTCTGCCATTCTAAATCCGCCGACATCAAAATTTGAATCCGCAGTAATACCAGGGCGAGCAAGAGTCGCCATTGTTCGCATTCTCTCTTGCTCATCGCCTAGACTCGAAAGTGCGGTTGTGCTAAGAGAATCCGTCAAAGTGTCAATGTGTTCTTTTAACAAGAAACTAATTGCAGTTCCACTTTCAACCGTATCTCTCAAAGTATTGAGAGTGTCAATCTGCTCATTGATTTGAGTGGTCGGAATTGGAGCTGATGCAGGATTAAATGGGTTTGGAACTGTGCGAGTGCCATCGCCTGAATTAGCATTAGGACTGCCACTTGGAGTTCCTGAAGGAATTGGAGTTGGTTTGCCACTTGCTAAAGCAGCGAGATAAGCATTAAGAGCTGCCAAGGCGCGCTTCCAAGCATCTGCGGCTGCATCTCCTGGCAATGACCAATTAGGAGCAAGAGTCTTCTGAAGTGCGGTGCCACCTTGAACTTCTTTAGCGTAGGCAACAACTTCGGCGCGGGTCATTCCCCATTTGCCCATCAACTTCTCAATCTCAGAGTCGTCTAACTTCTCATCCTTGAGGGCGCGAGTGAAGTCAACATATTTCTGCGCTTCTTCTCGCGTTAGACCCCAAGCCATCAAAAGTTTGATAACTGCGCCATCATTGAGTTCAGTCGAGTTGGCTGCGTAGATGCGAGCGATGTATTCCATCACTTCGCCCTTTGTGATGTTCCACTTAGCGGCGAGAACCGAAACTTCTTCATCGCTGATAGTTTGATCCGAAAGAACAGTTAGAAGGTCGGAGTAGCGTTGCGCTGCCTCGTTCATCTTCATCTGCGCTTCAAGAGCATTCATCATTTCTTTGACTCGCTCGGCTTCGGCGATGCGATTCTGACGGAGAAGATTTAAGCGAGCTGCTTCGAGGGTAATCGGGTCAGTTTCCTTAGTGGTAACGCCCAATTTTTTGAGTTTGGCAAGAACTTGCTCTGCCTGAATCTGCTCTTTGGTCTTCTTAACCGTGTTTGTGATTGTGCGAAGATTTATTGCATTCTTGACATTGGCAGAGGCAACTGCTTTTTCAAGATTCTTCAAATCGGCAAGATGTCCGACAACTGCCGAGTTGTATTCCTTGACGGCGGTTGTGCTTGTGGTAACGCTGTCGGTGAATTTGTTAATTAGTAAAATGGTGCCGGCTGCTGCCGCGCCAAATGCTACTAAACCTGCGGCTGCTGAAACCGCCGTGGCTCCGCCTGTTGCGAGAGCGGTGGCGGTGCCTGCGGCTCCTGCCGCGACTGCCTGCCGTCTAAATAATGTGATAAGTCCTGCGATACCAGTAGCAATGAGCTGAATACCTGAAGCAATTTTTGTGCCGACAAAGGTTCCAACAATAATTCCGGCAAAGATTTTGAGTGCGCCAGTATTGTCGGCAATCAGTTTGAACATCTTGCCGAGTGCTCTAGTGATGTTTATGACTGCATCTATGCTGTCGCGTAAGCCTTGAGCAATTCCTTCTTTGTTATTTTCAATGAAATTCTGAAGGATTGGCAAGACTTCACTTTTAATTACATTGGCAAAGTCTGAAAGAACTGGGATTAGCGCATAACCAAGAGATTCAATAATTTCGCCATAGGCTAGTTGTAGGCCACGCAACCTGCCCTCAAATGTATCGGCAGAGGCCGCGCCTGCGCCGGCGAATGTCTTAGAGAGAGAATCAAGTGCTGCCTTAAAGTCTTTTGACTTTATGATGCTGTCATCGAGAGGAACATTTAATTTACGCAAAGCGCCAACATTGCCCTGGTAAGCCTTGACCATTGCATTGGTGACTGAGGCTAAATCGCGTTGAGTTCCGGCTGCGACATCGATTGCGACATTTTGAATTGCTTGGGCTTGTCCCAAATCACGAGTTACTGCCGCGAGAGCCGCTAAAGATGGGCGAAGGTCGTCATCGGCGATGGAGAACTGAGATTGCATTGCCGAGATATATGCCTCAGTAGCAACTATGGATTCATCAGTTGCCCCAACAGTATTGCGAAGAGCATTAGCGAGAAGAGCTTGACTCTTTTGATCTGCGATTGCTGCCTGAACAGCATCCTTGCCAATCTTTACGGCGAGGGCGGCGGTGGCTGCGCCGGCAACTAGAAACGCCTTGGCAATTTTCTTTCCAGCTTCGGCAAAAGTCTTTTCTAGTTTATTGACATCCTTGATGGCCTGCTTTGAACCTTTGTCGTTATAGACCGTGATAATGCGTTCAATCAGCGCCATTAGTTACACCTCTTTCCCGCTATCAAGTTGCTTTTGTAATTTTGAAATTGTGGTTCTTAAAGCGGCTCTAACTTCAACAAAGATTCTTCCCCTGTTATTATCAAAGGCTTTGATTAAGGCTCGACCTTTATCATTGCCTTCGTGTCTAGCGGTAGGCAAAGCAGGTGGATAAGCACTTTGTAATCTTGAAATAAAATCTCGTGAGGCATTAGGATTGCGTGAGCGTGAAGCTCTTGTCCTCGATCGCGATGCCTTACTTCCACGACCGGCGGTTTCAAAAATAGCACCTGCGGGGTCGCGTTGAACGATTCCATAAAATCCTGTGTAGCCTGTGGAATTCTTCTTGGCTTTTGGCGTGATTGTTTTTAATCCGGCCTTTGCTCGGCTTCCATCGTAAGCGATGAAACCACGAGTCTGATCGATGTTTAGCGGGCCAATACCTGAGAATTTCTTAAAACCACCTTTTGCCCAACCTGATGGTGTGATTGCTTCGGTGGCAGGATAATTGCCTTGTGCTTCAATAAGGATAGGGCGAAGAAGCCCTTTAATATCTTTATCTAATTGTTTTTTGAGTTCAGGCGCGAGTTTTTGAAAAGTCTTAATGTCCTCTTTTACATTTAGGACTTTGACTTCGTATTGTGGGGTGTTCATTTTTCTCGCGCCCTAGCTCTTTCTTTAATATAAGCGAAAACTGCCTCAAGAACGCCATCAGGCGCATCAAGCAGGTCATTCAAGGGCAGACCTGTCTCCACAGAAACAGCAGCGATTTGAAAAGCTAGACTGTCTCTGTGGATTCGGAAGAAGGGTCGGTCACAAGGGTTACTTCCTCAAGAGTATCGAGGAATTCCGCGCCCCAGGGTTTTACTACTTTGCCATTATGCTTTAGAGCAAGAAAAGCAAGGTAATAAATATGTTCCAACTTCTGCTCATCGGCAATTAACTTGCCGAGGCCCTTCTGATATTTTGTTTCAAAGTCAACGATGATGCGAGGCCGCAAAGAAAATGTGGACTCTAAACCATCGGTTGTCTTTACTTTTATCTTTAGACCATCCATTGAGTTTCCCCCTTAGTTGTTTAGGATGTTGCTTTTGTTATTGCTCCCGAAATCGGCCAGGTGACCGAAACAGTCGCAAGTTCACCCACGGCTCCATTTACAGGAGTCCATTCGGTAATCAAGGCGCTGAATGTATATTTCGGGTTTGTCGTCGCAACAGTTGTGTTAACTGGGCGAATTTCCATTGCGACGGCAGTTCCAATCTTGGAGTTAGCATCGCTTGGATAAATGAGTTGCTCAAGAGCGCCGGAGGCAAAATCTTGATGGAACTCTAGCGTGATGGAATTGTCGGCAAGACCGGCGATTCTCTTTCTTGCGGTGTCTCCAAACGCGGTCGTTTCAACAACATCTAGGGTTGTCGAAAGACTTACGCTTGAAACATAGGTTGAGATGTCGGTGCTTGCTAAAACAACATAAGCATTTGTTAAAACAAGTTTAGCCATTGATTACGCCTTTGTGATTGCGCCGGAAATTGGCCAAGTTACAGATGCAGTCGCAAGTTCTCCGACTGCTCCATTTACAGGAGTCCATTCGGTGACAAGTGCTGAGAATGTATAACTTGGATTTGTTGTGGTTGTGCTTGATCCGTTTGCATTGATGATGACAGTTGTTGTCGTTCCAAGCAAAGGATAAATAGTTTGTTCAACTTCGCTCGTTGCGAAGTCCTGGTGAAATTCAAGTGTCACCGAGTTATCGGCAAGACCGCCAACGCGGGTGCGGGCTGCGGTCGAGCTGAATGCGGTGGTTTCTACTGCATCACGAGTGGTAGAGAGTGAGACCGATGAGATTGAATCTGAAAGGTCAACTCCGCCAATGGATACATACGCATTAGTTAGGACAATTTTTGCCATTTACTTTGCGGCTCCTTCTTTGGTAATGGATGGGATGGTTACGGATTTCTCCGACTTGATTTGGTTGCTTGCCAAGAGATGCTTGACATCGCCACCTTTCTCAAGAATTTCTTTTTCGGTGAGCGTGTCACCCTTTTTCTTGCCACAGACCTTGCGATCCGAAATTACTGTGTAACTCATAATTAACCCCAAATCGTTATTCTGTAACGGTAGGAAAGAAACTCAACACCCTGGGATTCATAGGTTCCGGCTTCGGCACCTGTGACTCGCAAAGTGTTGACGACTCCCCCAAGAGTGCGATCACCTTCAATGGCCGCTTTGATAGAGCTTGCACCTGAGCCTGAGAGATACAGGTCAAGAAGGTTCTGTCCTGAGCGTTCTGAAAAGCGTTGCACAATCACAAGGACATCGACCTGCGCCTGGTCAAGACCACGAGCATTGTCGATGTCGAATGTGAAATCTAATTGCCCCACAACGGCTGCCGGTGGGGTTACGGTGTCGGGTATTAAGTCATACGCCCGAAGCCCTGTAATCGTCTCTAAACGCGTTTTAAGGCCATCTCTGACTTGGGATGGAATCATTAGTGAGCCAACCCTTTATTGCGCTTGAATGGGCGGATTAAAGCCTCTACAT